CGTTTGCAGTTACTCTGCAAACAAAGATAAGGCACAAACTATCATCGAAATGATGCTAGATTCTGATGATCTTATCACGAAAGTTCTGCGGGGAAACAAAACAATCGCCTTCTATCATTGCATTGCAAAGGATGGAAATTCTGACACTCCCTGCATTGATGGTCACGCCTACAATGTGTGGAACGGAAGTGTTTCTAACCTGAAAGCAGTTCCTGCTATGTCAGACAAAACTTTCGCCATGATTCAAGATGCTTACCGTGACGCCGCTAAGTTAATCTCTGAGGTGTCGGGTTCTTATCATTCAGCGGCGCAAGTTCAGGCGATCACATGGGTCGCGTATCGTAGGATTCACAAAGGTCTGGTCTGATTCTAACATTCAGGGGGGTGCAATTCCCCCCACAATTCTTCACAACAATGGCACACTATCCTTCCCGCCTTCGGTTTAAACTTCCCGCCGAAAGAATCGCTGAACTTGTTGAAAAGAACTGCACCGTCCTAAGTGATGAGGAATGGATGCAATTTTTTGAGCAAGTTAACATTATTTCGGATTGTAACGAAACGCCCGATCTGGTCACACCCTGACCCCCTGACCCCTTAAGATACATTCAAGCGGGACACAGATCCCGCACAACCCCAAACCGATCATGTTCGCTTCGATCATCCGCACTGGCATCCGCACCCGCCTGATCAACGACGGACCCCAAACCTGCAGCGACCTTGTGCGCTCTATGGGAATGGATCCCCGCCGCCATAAGGGCACCATTCATGCCCTTATGGTTGATCTGGAAAAGGCAGGCGTTCTGAGCGCCACCCGATCCGATAATGGCAAGCGGGATCTGTGGTTTGTGAATTTCGATCGTATCCGCTGGATTGATCGCATCGCTGCTGCTGTTCCCGTTATCTGAAGAAATGTTACAAAGGGTGCCCGATGGGCACCCGACCCCTTAAGATACATTCAAGCGGGAAACAAACCCGCACAACCCACACCTGAAAATGACTTTCGATCCTTTCGTTTGTGATTCTCAAATCGAAGAATACATCCCCACAGAGGATGATTGGATGACATTCTATGATGATGATCAGGAACTGGAAATGTACTCTCTAGAGTGTTGCTTCGGTCCTGAGGAATGATACAATCGGGGGGCAGAAATGCCCCCCCTACATTCACACTATCATCACCACAATGAAATTCGCAACTTCTCTCTCAATCGCTGAATTCTTCTACCTCGGCGTTAACACTCAAGCGCCGAAAGATGATGAGCAGTTCGGGTTATCAATCGGCAGACTTTACATCGGTTTGTATAACAATGTTCTCAGCATTGGTATGCTTGACGATAAAGGTTGTCTGCCTTAATTAACACTTAGGGGGCGCTTCGTTCTTTATACTTAGCGCCCCCTTTTCGTGCGGACAGTATACCTATAAGATCTCGTTATGACAGTTAAATCGATTGATTAGTATCCCTTATGCCGCGCCCTGACCCCGTTTTAAAAGTCACTAACTACCCTAACCTACAGAGGTGACAAAGAGCGAGAGTGATATAACGTTCATATAAAAAAATTTTTGGAAAAATTTTGCGCCCAAAAAAGGTCGCAGAAACCCTACAAGATGTGTTATAATTGTTACATATATAAAGTGTCTATACAGACTATTACTATGGATAAGATTTACCACGTTTACGACAAGGAAAATCATTGTATTGCTTCGGTTCTATCCGAGGACGAATTTAAAAAAGAATGGGAATCAAAAACTAAAGAATCAGAAGTAGAATACATAGAATTGGAAGTCAATAAAGATGTTCTACAAGATTCTTCTTATTGACAAACTGGTTTAACCCTGATAAAATTGACCTGAAGAAACTAAATTAACATGGCAAAAGGATTCACTGTAAAAGCCACTGCTCCAACGCAACCAAAGGAACAGTGGGATTATGATGCAATTAGAGAGCGTATGCGAGGCAAGACGATTGTCTTCTGTCTCCCAGGACGTGGTTGTTCTTATCAATTTTTGAAGTCCTTTGTACAACTCTGCTTTGATCTTGTACAAAACGGAATGAGTATTCAGATCTCACAAGATTATTCCTCCATGGTCAACTTTGCACGTTGCAAGTGTCTTGGTGCGAACGTTCTTCGTGGTCCTAAGCAAATTCCCTGGGATGGAAAACTTGAGTATGATTATCAACTCTGGATTGATAATGATATTGTGTTTAACACAGAAAAATTCTGGCAACTGTGCGATCTCGCAGTACCTGGACCAGATAAAGATGGAATTCCACAAGAAGAAAAAGAAATTGTTGCTGGTTGGTATGCTACTGAAGATGGTGTAACTACCTCAGTTGCTCACTGGCTTGATGAGGATGACTTCCGTAAAAACGGTGGAGTTATGAATCATGAGACTGTTGAATCAATGGCGAAGAGACGCAAACCATTCACCGTGGATTACACAGGTTTTGGTTGGGTTATGATTCGTAAAGGAGTCTTTGAACGTCTTGAATATCCTTGGTTTGCTCCTAAGATGCAAGTCTTTGAATCTGGAGCAGTACAAGATATGTGTGGAGAGGACGTATCGTTCTGTCTGGATGCAAAAGAGGCAGGCATTGAAACGTGGTGTGACCCACGGATTCGCGTTGGACATGAGAAGACTCGCGTAATCTGATGGCAGAGAAACTTTATAACCTCTGCTATAATGGCAGAGCGTTATATCAAAATTTAACTCTTGAAGACTGCTCTGAGATCCTTCAAGAGTTCTCTGAACGCTTTTTCTCGGGGGAAGATATCGACCCCAATCTTATTTCACTTGAACCCTTATTTGAAGAATAATTATGGCAGTTAGGAAGTCTCTTACAAACAAAATTGTTATTGAGTCAAAACCGAAAAAAACTCGGCAAGGAACAGGCAAACATACAAAGTACGCCGCAACGTCTCGTAATAAAGCAGGTAAAAGATATCGCGGACAGGGTAAATAATACAGATATTCATTTACTCTATGGATTTTCCAGATACACATCAAGAATGGGAATCTATTCATCCCTCTGATTTGTGGATCTACAATAAATTAATGTTAAGTCGGGAATTAGGATATCTTTGTGGTCCAACTGGATCATATGTTCCTAAACCCGACTTTTATATTGTCCGCCCAATGATGAATTTACTTGGAATGAGTCGTTACGCCCGTAAAGATTTCATTTATAAGTATACAGAACACTATCATCCAGCGGAATTTTGGTCGGAGATCTTCCATGGTCATCATATAAGTGTTGATTTTAGAGATAAAAAGTCGGAATTAGTTGTTTTGGGTACAAAAGACCCGACTGATCCCCTTTACAAATGGGAAAAATGGGAAAAACTCGATCAAGAAGTACCTTTTCCTGAAATTTTAAACAATTTGGTTGGCAACTATGAGTGGATTAACTGCGAATTCATCGGAAATCACTTAATTGAGGTACATTTTAGAATAAATCCCAATTTTAGATACGGAAATACGGTTGCAATTCCAGTTTGGAAGGGTAATGAATCAATAAACAGTGAAAATTATAACTATATTGAGGATGAGAGTTACTTAAGATCTGGTTTTTACATTGATTAACGGGATAGCAACCCCGTAAAAAGTTCTGTTAACCCTTAAAAGGAGCAACAGATGGCAATTCATCCAAATCCCGATAGAGACTCTGATTATATGAGGTCTACTTGGGGCACAACTAGTTTAGTTACTGATTATTGGTCAAATCCAAAACCACAAAAAATGCTTAGGGAGATCGCTAACGACGATAAGACACCTAAAAAGCATGATTTTGAAGTACAAAATGAACTTCATGAGAAGATTCGTAATGATGAAGACTATGATGATTGGTCTTATGGAACAGAACCAAGTTGGGGGCACAAGTGGTAAAAACCACTATAAATAAGTTATCATCATATAAAAAATAATGCCCGCAGAACGCATCAGCGTTGGTTTTAGAGATTTAAGTCTCTCGTTAAGATCTAATCCCTTAACGAGAGATTTAGTCATTTTAAAAAATGAAACTGCAATTGCTCGTTCTGTTCAAAATTTGGTTTTGACAAATGTTGGGGAAAAGTTTTTTGAGCCTAATATAGGAACCAATACATCTGCTTTATTATTTGAAAATATTGATGTTTTTACTGCTAATGCATTAAGCACTCAAATAACAGAGGTCATAAAAAACTACGAGCCAAGAGTTGATGTGCTTGAAGTTATTGTTACCCCAGATTATGATGAGGGGGCAATGGGCGTTTTAATTAAGTATTTAATAGTTGGAATTGAAGCCCTACCACAACAGTTAGAATTCGTATTACTGCCAACCAGATAAATGTCATTAGTTAACGTATCGTCACTAGATTTTAATGATATTAGAGAATCTATCAAGAGTTTTTTACGTTCTGATGGTAGATTTACAGATTATGATTTTGAAGGATCAAATTTTAGCATCTTACTAGACACATTAGCATATAACACTTATATTAGCTCATACAATGCTAATATGTTGACTAATGAAGTATTTTTAGATGGTGCCACGCTAAGAGAAAATGTAGTGTCTCTTGCTAGAAATTTAGGTTATCTACCAAGATCTACAAGAGCGTCCAGAGCGCAAGTATCATTTTTTATAAACTTGACAGGATATGCTACAAACCCAATCAGTATAACATTAAAAAGGGGAATAGTTGCAACCTCTAATGCATCGTTTAGTAATTTAAATTACGTGTATTCAATTCCAGACGATATTACTGTTCCAGTATCAAATGGAGTAGCAAGTTTTCCCAAAATTGATATCTATGAAGGATCATATATTCAAGATACTTTTACCGTAGATAGTCAAAATAAAAATCAAAGATATCTTTTAAACAACCAAAATATAGATACAAGTTTAATTAGAGTTACTGTTAGAGAGAATAAAAATAGTAATATTAGTAGAATTTATAAGTATGCAGATAATTTAACGGCGATCAAAGCAACTGACGATGTATTCTTTTTAAATGAAATTGAAGATCAAAGATATGAATTAATATTTGGTGACGGATCTTTTGGTAGTAAATTAAAAGATAACAATTATATTATGGTAGAATATGTTTCTACTAGTGGTGCCATAGCTAATGGGGTTTCTTCTTTTACATTTGCTGGAAGAATGGTTGATAATAATGGAAGTCCAATAACATTTGACGAACCTTTATTGAGTGTTATAGAGGTTGCTGGGTATGGTGCAGATATAGAATCAATTGCATCAATTAAAAAGTTAGCACCAAGAGTATACGCATCTCAAAACAGAGCTGTTACTGCTTCAGATTATGAATCGCTTATTCCAGTAATATATCCAGAAACAGAATCTGTATCTGTATTTGGTGGAGAAGAATTGGATCCTCCAAAATATGGAAAGGTTTTTATTACAGTAAAACCAAAAAATGGATCATACTTGCCCAACAATATTAAAGATAATTTAAAAATAACATTAAGAAAGTATGCTGTAGCTGGAATTATTCCAGAATTTATTGACTTAAAATACTTGTACATTGAATACAACTCAAAGGTATATTACAACACAAATCAAGGTGCCTCAAACTTCTTAAAAAATGAAGTTCAAAATACTCTGCAAAAATTTGCCAAATCTGATGAGTTAAATAGATATGGTTCTAGATTTAAATACAGTAAATTTTTAAAATTAATAGATGATTCTGCACTTGCGATAACTTCAAATATTACAACAATTCAAATTAGAAGAGATTTAAAAGTTAGATTGAAGCAATTTACTGAATATGAAATTTGTTTTGGTAATGAATTTCACATAAAAAATTCTAGTGGTTATAATTTTAAAACAAGTGGTTTTTCGGTGGATGGAATTACTGGAACTGTCTATTTGTCAGATCTACCTCATGCTGAAGGATTTGGTAGTGTATTCTTATTCAAACTCGACGCATCTAATCAACCAGTAATTGTAAGAAAAAATATAGGAAGCATTGATTATATTAAAGGTGAAATCAGACTTAATGCTTTAAATATTTTACAAACATCTAAAAAATCTTTTGGTGATGATATTATTGAATTTTCTGCCATACCAAAATCAAATGATGTTATTGGTAAACAAGACTTGTACTTACAATTAGATAACGCAAAATCAAATATTAGTATGATTGCAGATGTTATTTCGTCTGGAATTGACATCACAGGATCACAATACATAGTATCATCTAGTTACTTAAACGGCGAATTCATAAGGTTGTAAAAATATGAAGAACAGAGTTAATATTAAAAATTTAGTTTCAGACCAATTACCAAGTTTTGTTAGAGAATCTTATCCAGATTTTGTTGAATTTTTAAAAAATTATTATGAATCGTTAGAATTTCCTGGTGGTCCTTCAGATATATTAAACAATATAGATGAATATACTAAAATTGATAATATTACTGAATTAACATACTATACCGAGTTAACCCAAGATATTGAATATGGTCCTACAGATATTTCAGTAACGGATACCTATGGATTTCCTCCAAATAATGGAATTATAAAAATAGACAATGAATTGCTTTTTTATGAATCTAAAGATAATACAACATTTTTTAATTGTATTAGATCCTTTACTGGAATTACTTCGTATACGCAATCAGATAAAGACACATTAAATTTTGAATACTCTGTTGAAGATGTTCATGCCTCTGGAGCAATTGTATATAATTTACATGCTCTGTTTTTAGCTGAACTTTATAAAAAATTTAAAGCACAATATACTCCTGGTTTTGAAGACATCCAGTTTTATGAAGAATTAAATGAAAAAACCCTAGTTTCTAGATTAAAAGATTTTTATACTTCAAAAGGAGCAAATAGTTCATTTGATGTTTTGTTTAGATCTGTTTGGGGATCTCCAGTTTCAATTATAAAACCTAGAGATTTTTTAATCCAACCTTCAGATGCAGACTATAGAGTAACTAGAGATTTAGTTGTTAAGCAACTATCTGGCAATCCACAAGATTTAGTAAATAGAACATTATATCAAGATGAAACTGCTGTTATACCAAAAGCAGTTGGATCTATAACAAATGTTGAGCAATTATTTAAAGATGGGGAAGAATATTATAGATTAAGTTTGGATTATAATCCAGAATTAGAAACTTTTAATTTTACTGTACATCCAAAAACTAAAATCACCAATCCAGTTGGAGTTGGGCAAACGTATTTGGATGTTGATTCAACCCTTAGTTTTACTAACTCTGGAACTCTTGTTGTGAACGATAATGGTGTAGAGTATCAGTTCAATTACTCTTCAAAAAGTAGTACTCAGTTTTTTGGACTTTCTGCCCCAGTTGCAATTGGATTGAATGAAAATATTTCAACACCTGATTATGCATATGCACTTTCAAACTCTGGAGAACAAATAAAGGTAAAAATTACTGGAGTTCTTGGAGACTTAGAATTTGATCGTGATGCATCATATTATTATGAAGTTGATGACCAAATTGAAATTGTTTCTTTGGGAGCAGATACGACTGAACAAATAAGAACTACGTGGATAAACAATGTAACACCAGAATATGAAATTGAGCAAATAACTCAGGTTGCATTAAAATTAAATGGTGCTGCTCAATATAGAATTAGAACATTTGATCCTAATATTTTTACCTTGGGTGATATTGGAACAATTAAAGGTAGTGACGGAAATCAGTACAATATTTTTGTTATAGCGGTATCTAATAAGTATGAATTTGACGTTAATTTAACAACAAGAATTAATACAACTTCTGTAAAATATTCGATAAGAAAGGGTATATCAAAAGCTCTTAGCAATAATCAACCTGAAATTAATATAATTTCCGCAGATGTTCAAAACGTATATACTGACGATGATGATACCTATGTTGTAGCATCATCATTACCAAATTATTATAATACACCAATTATTGTTGAAGATCTGTCAGTAACGTTTACTGGACAGTATGATGGATATGATATTAATATTGGATCTAACTCTTTTATTAGTGGAGAAGCTGTATATTATTCTAGAAATAACAATATTGGATTAAATATTTCTGAAGGTCAATATTTTATCTTTAGAGTCAATTCTAGTACAGTCAGATTAGCTACAAGTAGGGCAAATATTAGAAGTGGACAATTTGTTTACGTATTTGGAACAGTATTTAATAATAAAATATCGCTATTAAAATATCAAGGTAGAAGAATACAATCACAAGATTTAGTTAGAAAGTATTCAGCGCCAGTAGATGATGACATCGTAGAAAATAGAATTACAAAACCAGGAACAATAGGTCAATTTTTAAATGGTGTTGAAATATTAAATTATAAAACTTCTGATACAATTTATTCTGGTCCGATACAAGAAATTGTAGTTTCTTCATCTGGTGATTCAAATTATGATGTAATTAATCCACCAGTTCTAGTAATTTCAGACAACGTTGGAGTGGGAAACACCATTTTTGGTACTGGTGCCCAAGGTGTTTGTAATGTTGTAGGATCATTATCAAGAGTTAATATCTTGGATAAAGGTTTCGATTATGTTGCTGAACCAAAAATAACAATTTCTGGTGGTAATGGAGTTGGTGCTGAGGCAAAAGCAAATCTATCAAAAATAGTTTATAATGTTACATTTAATGCTGGAAGTTTATATGATCAAGTAAATCTGGCAACAAATACAATTGGATTTACTACATATCATAAATTTAGAGACTTTGAGAAAGTAATTTACAACTCTCAAAATCAAACTAAAATTGGCAATTTAGTAGACGATGCAATTTATTTTGTGAGAGTTATTTCTCCAATTGAAATTAAATTACATAATACTCTTGACAATGCTATTGCTGGTATTAATACAGTATCTTTTGGTTCTTATGGAGAAGGTTTACAAAGATTTTCAACTGCAAATAAGAAAAATGTAATTTCTTCAATTGAAGTTATAAATCGTGGTAAAGGATATACTAATAAAACATTATTTTTCGATCAATTATCGGTAAATACATTTGATAATTATATTGAAATAAAAAATCATGGTTATATTGATAAAGAAATTGTTCTATTTGAATCTGATGGGGTTCTTCCTGTTGGTCTAACAACTAATACAGAGTACTATGTAAAAACTATTGACAAAAATAAATTTAGAGTTGCTAAATCAGAACCTGTTGGAGTTGGAAGTACTGTTACTAGTGATATTAATTATGTTAACAGGAGGTTTATTGATTTTTCAGATGGTGGAACAGGAAAACATAACATAAAATATCAACCAATTTCAATTAAAGTAGAATCACCGATTGGAGTAACAACATTTGCTGGACAAGATTTTACATGTAAAGTTGTACCTGTTTTTACAGGAGAAATTGTATCAGTATCTTTAAAAGAGAAAGGAGATAATTATGGAGATCCAAGTATTGTTAATTATAATAGACAACCAAACATTTCACTAATTAATGGAGAAAATGCTCAAATAAGTGTAATTGTATCTTCTCAAGGAAAAATTATTGGAGCAATTGTTAATAATACTGGTTCTGGGTATAACTCTCCACCTTTACTAGAAGTTTTAGGATCTGGTTCTGGTGCAATTTTAACTCCAGTTATTGTTGATGAAAAAGTAATTGATGTAAGAATAATAGAAAGTGGGTTTGGATATAACCAAGTAGATACCAGTGTTAGAATTAAATCCACAGGAAGCAATGCACAATTCCAAGCTAATATTACTGCGTGGACAATAAATCAAATAGAAAGATTATTTGAATCTGAGCAAGTAAAACCAGATGATGGTATTATCACAACTCCACTGGCATCTGACCGTGGATTACAGTATGCTCATGGGTATCCTGCTAGAGAATTAAGAAGAAAACTTCTTGCAACTTCCTTGGATATTGTGGGAAATAGAGTTTATCGTGCAGATATTGAAAATGATGATAATCCAGAAAAGTATCATTCTCCAATTATTGGTTGGGCTTATGATGGAAATCCAATATATGGACCTTACGGATATAGAGATAAAGAAGGTGGAGCAGTTGTTAGATTAAATTCTGGATATGAGTTAAAATTAAAGCCATATAGACCATCAACCGCATTATTCCCTCCAGGATATTTTGTTGAAGATTATGAATTTACAAATAATGGCGATTTAGATGATCATAATGGTAGATATTGTAAAACTCCAGAGTTTCCAAATGGAATTTATGCATATTTTTCAACATTTAATAATTTAAAAGAAGCTTCTGGTCCTTTTAACGGATATTTAAAACCAGTGTTTCCATATGTAATTGGTAATACTTTTAATTCAAAAGTAATTCAATACAACTTTGATCAATTATCAAATTTAACTTACGTAGATGTTTATAATTCTGGATGGATTAGGCATACATCTTCTCTTGGTCTGTTATTAGATAAAACAAGATATCAAGGATTTATTAGACCAGATACATTTGCAAGAGGATTTACAGAAGTTACAAGTGTAAGTCCTGGACAATTAGATCAACTTCAAATTATTGCGCCAGGTGATAACTATTCAGTATTAGATAATATATTTTTTAACAGTCAAGGTACTGGCGGATCTGGAGCATATGCTAGAATTTCAGAAATACAAGGAAGAGATGTAGATACAATTTCATATTCTTTTAGTAAACTTTCTGGAGTTGAGTTTACTCCTTTTGGTTCACCTGGAAAATATGTTGGATTTGCAAGCACATCACACTCTTTAATTGATGGTGATATTATTTCTATTCAAAATTTAAATATTCTTTCTACAGATTTTGCATCCTCATATACAATTGGAGTATCTACAAATAATTTAACACTATCTTCTGATATACCAACACCAGCTCAAACTGGAATTGTTACTTACATTAATGTTGCTGGAAATTTAGCATTCCCAGTAACATCAGTAAATGATGTATATAGAATAGGAACAGAGAAAATAAAAATTATAAGTATTCATCCGAATGACTCAAGAATAAGAGTCTATAGATCTTTTAGTGGTTCTGTTGGATCTGCACATTCTTCTGGTACTTCACTTATAGAATTAAGTAGAAAAATAACATTTAATAGTGGATTTAGCACATCAACTGAATATAAACTTAATAGAGAAGTATTTTTTGACCCTAGAGAATCGGCAATTATTCCTTCTGAAAATTTAATTTTATATTCAAATCCAATTCCACCATCGTTAGTTCCAACAGCTTGGGATTATTACACAGCGGGAATTGGGACTGGAACAGTAGAATATTATACAATAAACTCTCCAGTTGGTGGGAATGATGTTGCTAAAGTTTCTTTTGCATCCACTACTGGTTCTTCAGACGCTTTTGGTTTAAAATATGAACCTGTTTCTTTATCTTCAGACTATAATACTCTTTCCGTATTTTTAAAAGGACAAAACGGTGGAGAAAATGTTTATATTATTCTAGACGATGGTTCAATATATTATTCCCAACTAGTAACATTAACAGATGAATGGAGAAGATATTCTCTGGTTGCACAAACTGCCGCAGGATCCCATAGAGTAAGAATTGGTACTTTTGGTGCTCAAGGATTAACTTTAAATTCTATTCCTACATTTTATGTTTGGGGAGCTCAAGTTGAACTTGGACAACTAACAAGTAGTTATTATTCAACATCTGGATCTGCACTGACCAGAGCAGAGAAAAAAACTGGATTATTGTTCTTTAGCAATCCAGGAGTAACAGAAAAGAAAGGCATTCAAACTATAGTTAATACTTTTTACATACCAGAACATGGATTTAAAACTGGAGATAAAGTCAATTACAATGTTGGTCATGGATATACTGGCGTAAGTGTTTCTTATGGTACAACAACTACACCATTAGTTAATAATCAAGTTCTTTATGTTGCAGCATACAATAATGATTTTATAGGTGTGTCTACACAAAGAATTGGAATAGGAAGCACAGGTGGATTTGTTGGAATCGGATCAGATATTCTAGAATTATTTAAAATTAATGATTATGGTACAGGAGAAGTTCACAGCATAAAAACTGATGAAATATTAACTATTCGTGGAGATGTTTATAAAAAAACAGCAACAGTTGTTACTCAAAGAGAACATGGATTATCAAATGGTGATGTTGTAAATTTAAAGGTAATTTCTGGAATAACATCTACAATTTATTTAAAATATGACGATGTTAATAGAAGGCTATTAGCAAATCCAAAACAATTTATAGATACTGATATAAATTTATCCAGAAATAGTATTACTATTCCAAATCATGGATTTAAAACTGGTCAAAAAATAATATACAATTCACAAACACCATCTAGTGGATTAGTAAATTCTAAATTATATTATGTTATTGTCCCTGATGACAATACGGTATTACTTTCTCACATTTATTATGATAAAATATCCTCAAATGATGCGATCGAAATTGTAAACATTGGGTCACAAGCCGCTGGAGAATTGTCTTCAGTAAACCCAGAATTATTTGTTGTAAAAAACTCGACTGTTTTATTTGACTTATCGGATCCAACTTTATCTGCAAATTCTGTTCCAGCATTCCAATTTGATTTATTTGTTGACCCAGAATTCCAAAAACCATTCTATACTTCCCCATTGAATACAGGTGCATTTAATGTTAGAAAGAGCGGAGTAATTGGAGAACCAGGCGCAAAGGTTGAACTTGTCATAAATGATACTGTTCCAACTTCTCTATACTATACATTATCTCCAATTAGATATTCTGGTGCTACATCATCAAAACTTGAAATTATTAATGATAAATTTAATATTTTAAATCCAAATAAACTGTCTATTATTGATAGTAAGTATAATAGAACTACAGCGGTTTCGGGAATAACTACAAACTCATTTAAATATTCATTAGAAGTAACTCCAGAAAAATACAGCTATTCTTCTTCTGAAGGTATAACAACTTATACAACCCAGTCTAGAACTGCTATAGGACCTGTAGCAAAAGTTACTATCGATTCTGGGGGAAGAAATTATATCCGCCTTCCAAACGTTACACAAATTGTTAGTGGATTAGGAACTGCAGCACTATTTTTACCAAGAAGCACTACTATTGGTAAAGTTAACAGTGTTGTTCTTACTGATATTGGATTTGATTATCCATCTGATAAAACATTGAGACCTCTTGCAAATTTACCATATACTTATAAAATTGAACCCCTATCAAAATTTAAGAGAATTCAAATAGTAAATCCTGGAATTAATTATTTTGTTGCTCCACAATTAGCTGTTGTTGATGGATTTACTGGAAGAGTTAATACTGAAGTTTCTCTTGAATATGACATTGGTGATACAGAAGTTCGGATTATCAGAAATACTACAGGTCTGTATAATGTTACTCCAAAGATTATACCAATCAACAATCCAAATGGAGTTAGAATCGATAATATTGTATTTGATCCTGGAACTTTAAATGTTACAGTTTCATTTGCTGTGACATTTTCAAGTGCTCAAGATTATCCTTTTATTGTTGGTGAAAAAATTATTATCGAAAATACCAACGTTGATGCTAACTTTGGTGGTAGAGGATATAATTCTGCAGCATATGATTACAGATTATTCAGAATCTTATCAGCAAATCCCGATGTTGGTGGAGATAACCCAACTATAACATTCAATTTAACTGGATTTTTAAATCCAGATGAAGAACCAGGAATATTTGATAATTTTGAATCTTTTGGAACAGCAACTCCAGAATCATATTTTCCAATCTTTGATATTGATTTGGAAAAAGATTCTTTTAGAGTTGGAGAAACTATTGTTGCCCAAGATGGCAATTTTGGAGTTGTGCAATCATATGATAGAAGAAATGAGTTTTTAAAAATAAGATCTAAGAGAATATTTAAGGTTGACGATTTAATTATTGGTGCGTCATCACAAAACAAAGGTTTAATATCTTCTGTTGATGGAATCCGAGCAAAATACTTAATCTCATCAAACAGTATAACCAAAAAAGGTTGGTTAAAACAAACTGGAAAATTAAATGAATCTTTCCAGAGAATTCATGATAATGATTATTATCAGTATTTTTCATATTCTGTTAGATCGCCAATTGAATATCAAGTATGGAATCCTTTGGTTAGTAACTTAACACATACCGCAGGATTTAAAAAATTTAGTGAGTTGACAATTGATTCATATGATCCATCAATAGTAGGATTATCAACAAGTCAAGATTTAAATGCGTTGGTTGCTATATCGGATCTAACTCAAATTGTGGATTTAAATTCAATAAAAGATTTTGATATTGCTAGAGAAAAGAGTATTCAAGTTAATAATAGTTTAGTATCTAATGAAATACTATTTAATTTACCATTCTTAGCACAATATCAAGAATTTATTGGCAATAGAGTTTTAGCTATAGATGATTTTAGTGACCAATTTAATGGAGTTAATAGAGGATTTGAATTAAAAACTCAAAATCAGACTATTTTTGAAAATATTTTTAATGGTAGTGATTCAACAATTATATCGCAAGCAGAAGGATCTATAAATCTCAAGAATCATTTCTTTGTTAGTGGAGAAGAGGTAGAATATATTCCACCAGATAATGATTTTGCAAATGCAATTCAAATTTCTCCTAGCGACTTTGGTCCTGGAATTGGAACAACATCTAGACTACCCGCAAGATTCATAATTATTAAACAAGATAACCAAAAAGTAAGAGTTGCAACTTCAGCAACAAATGCATTGTTATTTAATCCAATTGGAGTGGGAATAACGGGAGTAGGAATAGGAAGCACTCATATTATTAGAGCAATATCACCTAATAATAGAATGTTGATTACCATTAATGGTACTATTCAATCTCCAATTGTTGGTACAGCGTATACAACAGCATCTTCATCATCTATTGGAATTGGATCTACAAATATTAATGTTGTAGGTGTTACTTCTATCTTTAGTGGGGATCTTCTTCAAATTGATGATGAAATTGTTCTGGTTTCTGCAGTAAGTGCAAGTACAAATACATTAAATGTAAAAAGAGCTTGGATGGGTTCCACAGAAAACACCCACACATCAAATACTGTAATTACCAAATTAGTTGGCAATTATAATGTTTTAAACAATAAGATACATTTTTCTGAATCCATGTGGGGAAGTATTCCTGTTGGTTTCGGAACAACTGCAACATCTGCTAATGAAATAGATTATACTGGATTAACAACAAGTTCTAGATTTAGTGGTAGAGTATTTTTAAGATCATCACTAAATCAAGGATTTACAACAAACTTTATTAAAGCATACGACAATAATTATGTCTTTGATGATATTTCACCACAATTTAATGGCATTACGACAACATTTACATTAAAGTACCAAGGAAATGATATTGACAATATTACAGCCAGTAATACAATTATATTAATTAATGATATATTCCAAGGACCCCAAAGACTTGGAAACGTACTTACAAATATTCCAGGAGATTATAAACTAATTGATAGTGGAGGAGCACTACAAGTTGGATTTAGTGGTCCTGTTGCGGATCCATCAATAACTAATGATATAAATGCCAATAGTACTCCTAGAGGGGGTATTATCGTTAGTGTTGGGTCAACAGAAGGTTATGGTTACCAACCTCTCGTTGCTGCTGGAGGAACAGCAACAGTCTCTGTTGCAGGAACTATATCGCATATCTCTATAGGAAATTCTGGATCTGGATATAGATCTGGATTACAAACAGTAAAAGTTGGCATTCAAACTCCAAGTTATGGACCTGCAAATATCAGTTATATCGGAATTGCAACAGTTGTTGATGGACATGTAACTGGAGTTGCAATTACAAATCCAAAAGTATTCTATGTACCAAGAAGTATATCAAATGTTGGATATAGTTCATTAACAGGAGTTACTACAATTACAACATCAACTCCACATAATCTATTATTAGGAGATGAAATTATAATTGCTGGAGCAGCATTTACTTGTGACTATTACCCACCTTTAGGTGTAAGCAGTGCATTTTATGATAACACTACTGGAATTATGACAGTAAGCACTGTTGGAATAACAACGTTATCAATATTAAGCTTTGTTTATGATAACACAACTGGTTTATCTACAGTTATTACATCTCAACCACATAAATTAGTATCTCAAACTGCAATTGGTAGAAGTTTTAGTCTTGCTGGTATAGCAATGACTTGTGTTGGATATGGTCAAACCTTTGCTGTTTATGATTTTGTGTATGATGAATCTACAGGAATTTCTACAATTACAGTTGATGGGAATCATGGTTTACTGTCTGGAGATAAATTCAAGATCAGAGAGTTATCAGTATTATCTGGAGTAACAACAACAGTATTCCCTGATGGTTCCAGTGGATACATGTTTACGGTTAATTCTGTCGGAACAACAACATCATTTACTGCGAATATTGGTATTGGAACTACCACTTTAAGTTATACAAGTGGTGGAGTTGTTCAAGTTGGTATTAATACTGACATATTCCCAGGGGATTCTACAGTATCCCCATTTGGCAATATCTTCAGTGTATTGTCTGCACCAAATTCATATACTCTTACATTTAATGCTGGAATATCTACAATTCAACATCTTTATATTAGTGGTGGAACATTAACTCTTGGTCATAAGTTGAGAGTTGGATCTGACATTGCTCTTACTGGACTTGCATTTACATGTTCTTATGATGGTGGGGTTGGAATACTTACACATCCAAGAATTACAGATCCAGCATACTGTGGAACACCAGTAACTAAGATCAATAGCTTAACTCAATTTGAAGTTAATGTTGGGGTAACCACAGCAGAATCATTCTACAATTCTGGAGGAACCGTTGAAGAGATTGTGGTATTACCCAGACAAAAGAATAATTCCGCATCTGGTCAAGACTTAGCTGCAAATGGATCTTCTGTTATAAAGATTGTAGATGATTACACATTCATAGTAAATACTGGAACTTCCCAATATACTCATTTTTATAAGAGATGTGGTACAATTGGAAAACCAGTAGAAGTTATATTTGATACTCCATTATCTTATCAAAATATACCATTAATATACAGTCCTGGAGTTATTGGGTTTGGAACTGGAGCTACAGTAGATTTAGTTCCTAGTTTAGATTCAACCATATTGAATTTTGAATTAAATAATTTTGGTTATGGATATGGTTCTGGTGAAAAACTTACGGTTGCAATTGGAGGAACAGTTGGAATCCCAACTTATACTGGTATAACATCATATATTCCATTTGAGTTAACTATTGATAGAACATATCAAAGTAAGTTTGCTGGATGGAATGTTGGTGAATTCTTAGTTTTGGATAATATATCTCCATTTTTTAATGGGAGAAGAAGATTATTTCCACTGGCATTAAATGGTCAAAGCATTTCTTTCTTCGCAAAAGCAAATTCAGGTATTAATTTACAATCAAACCTACTTGTATTTGTAAATGATGTTCTACAAACACCTGGAGAGGGTTATCAGTTTAATGGTGGTAGTACTATTAGATTTACCGAAGCACCAAAAGGATTAGTTGCTGGATTTAGCACAACTGGTGATAATGCAAAAATTTTAATGTACACTGGAACACAATCCATAGACGTTAGAACAGTAGATGTTTTACCATCAGTAAAAATTGGTGATGATGTTCAATTGTATAGTGATGTCGATGCTACATTTACTGAAGAACAAAGATTGGTCATGGATGTAGTGTCTGCAGATAAAATTGTCACAAACAACTATGGTGGTCAAGGTGTGACCCTAGATGAATTATATTCAAGACCTATTAGTTGGTTTAAACAAACAGTAGATAAAATTATAGATAATAAATTTGTTGGTAAAGATAGAATTTATTATGAGCCAGTCATCAATCCAAGTACAAATATTATAGAATCGGTTGGAATAGGTTCTACATATGTATTTGTAACTAATATTAGACCACTATTTGATGACTCTTTTGAGGGTATTCCTCTAACAGAAAGATCAATTATTGAAATAATATCACAAGAAAATCTAGATACCGCTACTGCAACGGCAGTTGTTGGGTCTGGTGGATCCATAGCAAATCTAATACTTACAAATCCTGGTTATGGATATACTACTCCACCAGAAATAGTTATTCAAAAACCCTATGGTGATGGAACTCAATCTACTGGAAGTGCCACAATTGGTGCTGGTGGTACGATAACTTCCATAACTGTAGGAACAGGAGGAACAAATTATTATTATGGTCCTTTGGCATCTTTGACAATAAATCAACAAGGTTCTGGATTCCCACCAATATCTAATGACAACAATACATTCTATAATGCAAGATTAAAATCACAATCTGGAATTGGTAGACATGCAACTGCAAATATTCAACTTAGTCCATTAAATTTCAACATTGCTTCAGTATCAATTACTGATGGGGGAACAAATTATGCTGTTGGTGATATTTTATATGTTGACACATATGATAATGTTGGATTAGCTACCACTGCAAGAAAATGGGCATTAAAATCACCAATGAAGTTTACAGTGACATCCATAGCACCTCCACCAGTATTAATTGCACCACCAAAAAGAAAAGTCGAGGAAGTAATTAGAGTAAATTATGAAGGAGACTATGGAATTATAGTTGGAGTCGCAACAACTTCTTGTGTTGGTGTAACTACTTGTTTAGGATTAGAATTAGATCTGTTTATTCCAATGGATTCTAGAATTAGAAAGTCTTTAAATATTTCTGTAACTGGAATAGCAACAGGATACTTATTTAATGTAGTTGAATCTAATTTTGGCACATCTCCTCAAACTTCTTTAAGAGGAAATGGATCTACATTAGGAATTTCTACACAATTTATTAATATGACATTTGAGTGTGTAAATTGGTACACTAAGCAATCAATAATACCAGCAGGAATTAGTGGATTGGCATCGACAGTTGGAATTGCAACTACTGTGACCACAGTTGTAGTAAAGTTACTAGATAATCCAGGAAACAATCTTGTTGGATTTGCAACGACCGCATTTTATGGTAAATATACTTGGGGTAAAATAAATATGCCAACAAGAATAACTCCACAAGAGTTTTCCGCTCAACATGGAACTAAACAATCTGGTATTGGAACAAACCCAATTATAAGAAGAAAGAACCCATTAAAATATTTGGGTTACATTAGCTAATAAATAAAAGATATAGAAGTTTATTTCCTAAAATGGCAGCAATTATAACTGATTTGTTGAGGGTTAAGAACGCAAGAAGTTTTATTGATAAAATTAGAGACCCATCTAATTCATATTATACATTCATTGGATTACCAAATGCAACGGAAGTCCAATCGAATTGGAATACCACTCCACCATCTCCAAGAGATTGTTTTGATGATACCAATTTTTATTGGGATACAATGATTGCATTGAAAAAAATTGCTGCTGATGATATTAGACCTGTTGTGAGAAAAATATTGTGGGCATCTGCAACAATTTATGATATGTATCGCCATGATGTAAATAGAAATAATTTATCCAAACCTTCAAATAAAACAAGTTTATATTCTTCCAATTATTTTGTAGTTAATAGTGAATTTAGAGTTTATATTTGTTTAAATAATGGGATTGACCCAGAAAACCCAAATGGAAGACCTTCGCTCGATGAACCAAAATTTACAGATTTAGAACCAAGAGCCGCTGGAACTAGTGGTGATGGTTATGTCTGGAAATACCTTTATACTATTAGTCCAAGTGATGTAATTAAATTTGATTCTTTGAATTTTATTCCTCTTCCAGTCGATTGGGAAACAAACGCGGATTATGTTCCAGTAAGAAATAATGCCGAAACAAGTGGACAATTAAAAACTGTAACTATAAAAAATAGAGGATATTTAGTCGGACCACCAAATACAACATATACTAGAGTTCCAATCAAAGGTGATGGTAATGGTGCAGAATGCACAATTGTTATTAATAATGATGCAAAAGTTGAATCTGTTACTGTATCAAATGGTGGAAGTGGATATACTTACGCAAGTGTTGATTTAATTGGAGGTAACGTCCCAACTGGTTCCTTAACTCCAGTATTCGATGTTATAATCCCACCTCCTGGTGGTCATGGATATGATGTTTACAAAGAACTTGGTGCGACTAACGTATTAATATATTCTAGAATTGAAAATGACGAACAAAACCCAGATTTTGTTACAGGAACATCAATCGCTAGAATTGGTATTGTAGAAAATCCAGAGGCATTTGAATCGACAACTGTAATTACAGAAGATAGAGTAAGTGCAGTATATGCTTTAAAATTGAAAGGATTAGCTCCAAATGTCGATGATTATAGATCAACTACATTCTTAGAAAATTCTTATATAACTCAAACAGTTGGAACTGGTGCAACCGCAATTGCAAGAGTCATTTCTTATGATGCTCAAACTGGAGTGTTAAAATATTGGCAAGATAGATCTCTTGTTGGGTTTAATACTGATGGAACTCAAAGACTAAATCCAACTTATGGATTTAAATTAAATCCATTTACAGCAACTCCAACTACTGGAGGATCTTTAAGAATTATAGGAGGATCAAAAGATTTATACATTGACGACGGGTTTGGGTCAGATAATACTCCTGGTATTAGTACTGTCATAAATAATAAAACATACTACTTAGGACAAACATTTATTAAAGGAATAGCATCACCAGAAGTTCAAAAATATTCTGGTACAGTCCTATATGTAGATAATAGACCATCTATTACTAGATCGGTAAATCAAAGAGAAGATATCAAAGTTATTTTGCAGTTTTAACAAATTATGCCACAGGAAACTAATTTAAACGTATCCCCATATTTTGATGACTTTGATCCTAATAAGGGGTTTTATAAAGTATTATTTAAACCTGGATTGCCAATTCAATCTAGAGAATTAACATCCTTACAGTCAATTCTGCAAAATCAAATTGAACAATTAGGTACACACCTATTTAAAGAAGGATCTGTTGTAATTCCAGGTCAAATTAACTACAATAATACTATTTTTGCCGTAGAGGTAGAAACTGATTATCTTGGTGTACCAATTTCAAGTTATGCTATAGATTTAGTAAATCTTTATATAAGAGGTCAAAATTCAAACGTAAAAGCAAAAATTGTTTTTAGCGTAGGTCCAGAGTATTCTCAAAGAGGTTACTATACATTATTTGTAAGTTATGTTTCTACTGGTATTAATGGAAAAGAAGTTTTTGATGATAACGAAACATTAACATTAGAATCTAATTTATCATCTTCTGTTATAAACTTTCAGTCTGGACAGGGATTTGCTATAACTGCAGCAACTAATTCAACATCTATAGGTTCTGCAGTATTTTTATCTGAGGGTGTTTATTATTTAAGAGGAACTTTTGTAAAAGTTGATGCCCAAACTTTAATTTTAGACGCACATAATCAATTCCCAACTTATAGAGTAGGATTGGAAATTTTTGAGGATATAATTACGTCTGGATTTGATTCAAGTTTAACAGACAATGCTAAAGGTTTTAATAACTATGCGGCTCCAGGAGCAGATAGATTAAAAATAACAGCAGTTTTAACTAAGAAACCATTAGAATCTGATAAGAATGAAAATTTTGTTGAATTATTAGTCGTTAGAGACGGTAACATTCAACATATTGAGGATAAAGTAAAATATAATGAGCTAGCTGAAGAGCTTGCAAGAAGAACTTTTAATGAATCTGGTAATTTTTACGTAAAACCATTTACCATTCATGCTAGGGAATCTTTAAATGACCGCAAAGGAAATAATGGTATATTTTTAAAGGGACAACTAACTTACAATAATAATATACCCAGTGATGATTTAGGAACTTATAAAATATCTCCAGGAAAAGCTTTTATTAGAGGTTTTGAAGTAGATTCAAGAACAGTTCATTACTTAGATTTTGAAAAAACAAGAACAACTAAAAAATTAGAAGATCAAGCAGTAAATTATTATACTGGACCAACTTTATCCTTGAATAGAGTAATTGGTGCTCCTAGAATTGGGTTTAGTACATCTTCTATCATTAGTTTGAGAGATTCTAGAATAGGAGTTACATCAACAACCGCATCTGGAAAGGAAATTGGTATTGCTAGAGTTTATGACTATGCTTTAGAATCTGGATCATATTCTTCTGTTGCTGGTGTACTTAATGAGTGGGATATTTCAATGTATGATATACAAACATACACTGAATTAACTCTAAATCAAGCAATCACACTAACTGCACCAACTTACATTGAAGGTAAATCTAGTGGTGCTTCTGGGCATTTGAGATTTAATACAACAACTGGAATTGTAACTGCATATGGAACTAAAGGTTCTTTTATCAAAGGAGAAAAATTAATTTTTAATGGAATTGATAGCAATAGAATTATTACAAATCCAATTGAATATAAAATATCCGATGTAAAATCGCTTTATAGTTCTGTAGGAACTGGTCAAACTTTTAATGGAGATACAAAAGTTTCTACTGTTCTTACCGTAGGATCCGTCACAATTTCTCCAAAATCTGGAACTGCACCAGGAATTTCAACGGTAACTAACAACCGTATAGATTTTCGCGCAATTGTAAAGACTGGAGATCTAGTTGCTTTTACTAATACATTGTTAACTAATACTAGTGTAAAAACATATGCAAAAGTATCTAGTATTATTGATCGCAATAATATTACTATTGTTGGCATTACTACAGTTCCAAATATTAATGATGGTGGTCTCCCAACATCAAGTATTGTCCCAGCAGATTTTGAAATCCTTGGTACGTCTTTAAGATCATCGACAGATAATACATTATATACACCATTACCCAAAAAATTTATTGCTTCTGTTGATTTAACAAAGTCTAATCTCTCAATTAAAAAGGAATTTAATGTCATCATTACTGCAAATGCAACTAATACAATTCAAGCAGGAACTGATGAATCCTTTTTACCATTTGACGAAGAAAGATATGTTTTAATTAATTCAACTGGAGGATTTGAAGAATTAACCGAAGATAAATTTAGATTTTCTAATGGTGGTAAGGAATTAAGAATTTTTGGATTAAATGTTGCAGGGTCTGCAAGATTAATTGCAACAATGAAAAAGATAAATGTAACAAATAAAGTAAAATCTTTAAATAAAACAAATTCTATCATTGTCAATAAATCCAAATTATCTGCATCTGGTATTGGTTCTACTACTTTAGATGATGGATTAACATATGGTTCTTATGGTTATGGATTAAGAGTTCAAGATAAAGAAATTTGTTTGTTAGAACCAGATGTAACTAAAGTTTATGCAGTTTATGAAGCAAATGATACTAACAATCCAACACTGCCAACTATTAGTCTTTTTAACTTAGATGGTCCTACTGGAAAAGTTGATGACTTTATTATTGGTGAAGAAATAGTTGGTTCTTTAAGTGGAGCAGCAGCAATATATGTAGAAAAAACTGCAACTTCTACTATAGGATTAGTTTACTTAAATGATCTTAGATTTGAAATTGGAGAGTCTGTAAGATCAGAAACTAGTGGAATAAGTGGAACTATAAATGATTTTGATCCTGGAGATGAAAATATTATTGATAGATTTAATTTGGATTCTGGCCAAAGAGAAACTATTTGTGATTACTCTAGATTGATTAGAAAAGTAAATTCTAAAGATCCAAGAAGAAAATTAAGAATTATATACGAATCGGCATCTTATAGTGATTCTACAGAAGGAGATATAACTACAGCATCATCTTATAATCAATTCAACTATTGCGAGTTGCCATTAATAAAAAATAACGATAAACTTACAGATATTTTAGATATCAGACCAAGAGTTCGTAGATTTAATTCGGACTCAACAAACTACTCTCCATTTGAATTTTCATCTCGTAGTTTTTCTGATGGTACAAACTCTGCAAAAAATATATTAGCTTCTGATGAATCAATTATTCTGACATATTCACATTATTTACCAAGAATTGATAAACTATATCTAAAAATAGATGGAGGATTTCAACTAATAAAAGGTGTTCCATCAGAAACACCACTTCCACCAATTTCATTAGAAGATTGTTTAGAAGTTGCAACTATAAACTTACCACCATATATTTGTAATACAGAAAACTTACAAATTTCATTAAACAGCTATAAGAGATATCGAATGCAAGATATCTCTCTACTGGAGGATAGGATTAAAAATCTGGAGTATTATACTGCATTATCTTTATTGGAATCTAAAACTGAATCTCTATTTATTCCAGATGAAAATGGTTTGACCAGATTTAAGAGTGGAATTTATGTTGACAATTTTAGCAATACAAAAGCACAGTTAAAATTAGGAAAAATTACTAATAGTATTGACCCAGAAAATCTTGAATTGAGACCTTCTCACTTCACAACATCTGTTGATCTGTTATTGGGATCCAGATCACTTCTTGGAATTGGTACAACAGCAAGTCCAACTGCAGATTCAGCATTTGTAACTGATATTATTGGTTCAAATATTAGAAGGACAGGACAGCTGATAACATTAGATTATGGAGAATATTTACAATTTGCACAACCTTTCGCAACTAGGGTAGAAAATGTAACTCCTTATTTGGTTGTTACTTATACTGGTAATATTGTACTGTTCCCGTCTTCAGATATCTGGGTAGATCAAGTTAGATTGCAACCACTTAGAATAAATGTAGATGATTATACTCAAACAAGACTTCAATTGGAATATGCTGGATATGATCAACAAACTGGTTTAGGTCCAGTTCGTTGGGGAGCATGGCAAGCAACTTGGACTGGATCTAGCACATCATCTACAGCAAATACTGTTGTAACATCATCAAGCACTCAAAATACTGGTAGTGCTTTAGTAACAACAAACCAGTTGCAAACAACTACTGTTACCACAACTACAAGAACTGGAACTGAAAATAGAAGTGGAAATCAACTTAGAGTTTCTGAACAAGTAGAAACTACAAACGAGGGAGACCGAGTTGTAAGTACATCTATTATTCCATTCATGAGGTCGAGAAACGTTGAGTTTACTGGTAGAAAATTTAGACCATATTCAAGATTGTATGGATTTTTTGATGGAACAGATATGAATTCATTCATAATTCCAAAATTAATTGAAATTAGAATGATTAGTGGATCTTTCGCAGTTGGAGAACTTGTAACTGGAACAATGACCACTGGTTCTACAACTGTAACAACTGGATCTACACCAAGAATATCATTCAGAGTTGCAAAATCTAATCATAAATATGGACCAATAACAAATCCAACAGACGTATATGCAACAAGTCCATATGATGAAAATTATATAATACCAGAAAATTATTCTAGCTCTAGCATTATTTTAAACGTAGATACAAGGTCGTTAGCGGAAAGTAATCAATCTTTATATGCTGGTTTTATTAGAACTGGAATGAGATTAAGAAGTGCTTCTGCAGAAGCAGAAGTTATTGATGTCAGATTGTTTAGTGATAATGTTGGAACAGTAATAGGATCATTTTTTATACCAGATCCAAATTTACCATCAAATCCATCATTTGAGGTTGGAACAAAGGTATTCAGATTAACTACACAACTATCAAATAGTCAAATTGGCGGTTTAACGTCAAGTTCTGGAGAAGAATCATATTTTGCATCTGGAACTATTAATAATATGCAAGAAACAATTAGATCTACCAGAAAACCAAGGTATGAGGTAGTTGCAACTAGTGAATCAAGACCTGCGGTTGATGTACAATCAACCACAACTGTAACTAATTCAACAACACAATCTTCCACTCCACTACCACCACCACCGCCACCACCACCGCCACCGCCGCCTGCTCCAAGACCAGTACCAACAGCACCCCCACCTGCACCCACTCCGCAGTCCCCATCCCCATCCCCACCACCACCACCAAGGCCAGCACCGCCACCGCCACCGCCACCGCCGCCACCACCGCCGCCGCCACCGCCGCCACGTCCTGCTCCTCCACCACCAAGAGGAGGAAAAGATCCTTTAGCGCAGTCATTTACAATTAGTGATGAGGGTGGTGCATTTATTACATCTATAGAGATCTTCTTTAGAACGAAAGATCCGTTACTTCCTGTAACGGTACAGTTACGTCCAATGGAAAAAGGCATTCCTTCTGAACAAGTTTATCCATTTGGAGAAGCAATTTTAGAATCTGCAGATGTAATTGAAACTTCTGATGCAACTCAACCAACTAAAATTACGTTCCCAGCACCAGTATATTTACATCCAAATACTGATCATGCAGTAGTCCTTCTTTCAAATTCAAATGAATATACTGTATGGATTTCTAGAATGGGTGAAACTGATATTACTACATTATTACAACCAGAATCTAGACAAGTTGTTGTTTCAGCACAACCATATCTTGGATCTTTATTTAAATCCCAAAATGGTTCAAACTGGACTCCAAGCCAATATGAAGACTTAAAATTTAATTTATACTCTGCTGGATTCCTATCTGAATCTGGATCAGTGTCATTCTATAATCCAGAATTAAACACTGGCAATAGGCAAATAGCAACTTTAGTAAAAGACCCTCTTGAATTTGATGCTAAAAGAATAATTATTACTACAGACAATATTATTAATACTTCATCAATTGTTGTTGGTAACACTATAATCCAACAAAATAATAATGTTCGTGGAGATTATGTTGGTGCAGGTGGATCTGCAAGTGGTTCTTTAATAATTGTAAATTCTGGAATTGGATATACTCCATCTAATGGAACTTCATTTACGTTTAATAATGTACCATTAACTTCATTTAGTGGAAATGGAAAGAATGCAACTGCAGACATTACTATAGGTCAAGCAAGTGGAGTAAATGGAGTTGCTGTTGCAGCAACTATTAGAAATGGTGGATTTGGGTATCAAGTTGGAGATGTATTAACTGCATCTTCTATTGGCAATGATTCTCTTGGTAAAAACCTTCAACTATCACTTTCTAGTATTGTTGGAATAAATCAATTAATACTTGACAATGTTCAAGGTGATTTTGAAATAAACGCATCTAAACCATTACAATATGTAAGTTCAACAACTGGTATCACTACAATACTTAATGTTAGTGGATCAAATTCAATTGTGAGTGATTTTGACCAAGCATCTTTATCTGAAGATGGTCTTCATATTAAAGTTAATCATAAAAACCACGGAATGCACTCAACAACTAATGTTGTTAAAATTAGTGGAGTAAAAGGTGATAATAAACCAACTACATTAACTGGAGATTACGGCAATTCCGATTCTGGTCCTATCAGTATTGCAAATACTTCGGGATTTGCAACTTTTGAAAATGTATCCGTTGGAGCAACAAATCCAGGTTATGCGCTTCTTGATAATGAAATTATTTCATATACTGGTGTTCAAAATGGTCAACTAATAGGAATTACAAGATCTGTGGACGGTTCTGGTGCATATTCATATCCAACTAGAACTAACATTCAAAAATATGAAAACAATGGAATCTCTTTAAGAAGAATTAATAGATTACATTATTTACAAGATGCTTTAGTTGCAAGACCAATTGAACTTGATAGTTATTATATTAGAATCAATACTGCTGAAAACGGTGTTGATAGAAATAGTGGACTTGGATTCCCCAAACTGTATATTAATTCATCGAAGTCAACAGGTGGAGATGCAGTACAAGCGACACAGAATATTCAATATGAAACTGTTAATCCAATAGTTCAAACAATGGCATTGCCAGGGACTTCTATTAAAGCATCTTTAAAAGGAATTACTGGCACAAGTGTTGATGGTAGTGAAACTTCTTTCTTAGAAACAGAAGCTACCCCAATTAATTTAAATGAAAATACATACTTACCAGAACCAAGAATTATTGCATCTAGAGTTAATGAATTGCAACAAACAACTAATCTTCCTGCAAATAAATCCATGGAGATGACGCTTACATTATCAACGTCTAACTCTAAAATTTCTCCAGTAATTGATTTGGATCGTGTTGGTATTGTGTTAATCACAAATAGAGTTGATAACCCAGTAACAGATTATATCAATGAACCTAGAGTATCTTCATTAGTTGATGATCCAAATTCTTTCATATATGCAAACCAACCAATTGAATTGGAAAATGCAGCTACATCTATAAAAGTTATATTTGCTGGTTACGTTAATACCTATAATGATGTAAGAGTATTTTATGCAATTAGTAACGATCCATCAACTGAGTTTATATATTATCCATTCCCTGGTTATGACAATCTAGATGTAAATGGTAACATTATTGATAAAAACCAAAATAGTGGAAGACCTGACAAAAATGTTCCAAAGAGTGATATTTTATCAGCAGATTCCTCTAAATTAGAATATAAAGAATATGAATTTAGTATTGATAGTTTACCAGAGTTTAGATACTTTACAATTAAAATCATTGGATCATCTACAAATCAAGCATATCCACCAAGAATCAAAGATTTAAGAGTTCTTGCTTTAGCATAAAATGAATAAAGATTACCACATAAAGGTCGATGGTCACTCAAATTTAGTTAGAGATAATCGCAGTAATGCGATTATCAACACTGACAAAAAGGCATATGATACTTATAAATCATTAAAAAATTCAAAAATTTTAGATAAAAAGAGAATAGATCAAATTGAATCAGACCTATTCTCTCTAAAAAATGACATTGGAGAAATTAAAGATTTATTGAAAGAAGTATTAAAGAACCAGTAGGTATTAAAAATGGCGCAACCAGCATCCAGACAACAACTAATAGATTATTGCAAAAGAAAACTTGGTTATCCCGTTCTTGAAATAAACGTTGCCGATGAGCAAATTGAAGATCTTGTAGATGACGCCCTACAGATGTTTAATGAGCGCCATTTTGATGGTGTCACTCAAACTTATTTAAAATATCAAGTAACACAAGCAGATATTGATAGGGGAAGGGCAAAGCCTGGGGGCGTTGGAGTTGCTACAACAACAGCAACTACAAATATTGTAGGGACAGCAACTACATTCACCTATTTTGAATCTAGCAATTATATTCAAATACCTTCACATATAATAGGTGTAAATAAAGTACTTACCTTTGAGGGGTCAAATTCAATATCTAGTGGAATGTTTAGTATTAAATATCAATTATTTTTAAATGATATCTACTACTGGGGATCTGTAGAACTTTTAACATATTCTATGGTTAAAAGATATTTGGAAGATATTGATTTTCTTTTAACAACTCAAAAACAAATTAGATTTAATCAAAGACAAGATAGACTTTATCTTGATATAGATTGGTCCTCATTATCACCTGGACAATATCTAGTGATTGATTGTTATCGTCTTCTAGATCCAGCAGAATCACCAAGAATTTGGAATGATTCATTTTTAAAACCATATCTGACAGCACTAATTAAAAAACAATGGGGACAAAATTTAATTAAATTCCAAGGAGTTAAACTTCCTGGAGGTGTTGAATTAAATGGAAGACAAATTTATGATGATGGCGAAAAGGAATTAAATGAAATTATTGGTAAGATGTCATCTACTTATGAACTCCCACCACTAGACATGATAGGATAATAATATGGTATTAAATCCTTTCTTTTTACATGGATCTTCTGGAGAACAAAATTTAATCCAAGATTTAGTAAACGAACATTTAAAAATGTTTGGTGTTGAAATTTATTATATTCCTAGAATATTTGTAAATGAAAAAACTATAATGGAAGAGGTGACCAGATCTTCTTTTAGAGATGCCATACCAATAGAAGCATATGTTGATACATATGATGGATATAGTGGCGCAGGGACATTACTATCTAAGTTTGGAGTTCAGGAGTTAGATGATTTAACTTTAGTAATATCTCAAGAACGATATGAAACTGCAGTTAGACCTTTTATAGAAACAAGAGATAAAACAAAATTAACGAGTAGACCGAAAGAAGGAGATTTAATATATTTTCCCTTAGGAGATAGGTTATTTGAGATTAAATATGTTGAACATGAAAAACCATTTTATCAACTTCAAAAGAATTATGTTTACGAATTGAGATGTGAACTATACGCATACAATGATGATGATGTTGATACTGGAATTCTAGAAATAGATGATAATTTAAAAGAAGAGGGTTATATCCAAACCTTCAATATGGTTGGACTCGGATCCACAGCAACTGCTATTACAAGTCTTAGAGATGGATCTGTAAGAAGAATCATAGTATCCAGAAGAGGATCTGGATATACATCAATACCAAGAGTTGCAATTACTTCAGCTCCATCTGGAGGTCAAACTGCAGTTGGTATAGCATCAATGATTAAGGGTATTATTGATTTTTGTGATACAAGTCCAGATACATCTAGAGTTCAAGCAGTAAATGTTTCTAATCCTGGATATGGATACACTATCGCACCAAGAGTAACTTTTATTGGTGGTGGTGGAAGTGGAGCATATGCTACTGCAAGCATATCATCTAGGGCAGTTGGTATTATTACTGTTACTAGTGGAGGTAGTGGATATATTGGAATACCAACGGTAACTTTTGTAAAATCTGGTATAGGAAGCACAACAATTAATGCTGTTGGTAAGGCTGTTGTATCTACTGCTGGAAGTGTTACCGCTATTATACTTGAAGATGCTGGTGGATATTACGAGGACACTCCACAAATTATCATTGCAGGACCTCAACAAACTGTTGGATATGGAACTTATTTGTATAATGAAGTTGTTATAGGCGCTGCAAGTAGTTCAAGAGGAAAAGTGAAGTCTTGGGATTCTGTTAACCAAGTATTAAAACTTGGAAACATACTTGGCAATTTTATTAATGGAGAAGCATTGATTGGGCAATCAAGTGGATCTGCCTATGCAATTACGCTTCTAAATAAACATGATATTCCCGAAGATAAATTTGCTCAAAATCAGACAATTCAGATAGAAGCAGATAACATCATAGATTTCAGCGAAACAAATCCATTTGGGATTCCCTAAAGGAGAACTATAAACAATGTTTGATCATTTTTATCACCAAATTTTTAGAAAGACTGTTATAGCTTTTGGGACGCTATTTAATAATATAACAATTAAACGAGAGGGAAGTGAACCAGCAGAGATTATTCAAGTTCCTCTTGCTTATGGTCCAACTCAAAAGTTTTTGGCAAGAATTGAACAAGAACCAGATTTGAACAAACCAGTTCAAATTAGTTTGCCAAGAATGTCATTTGAGTTTACTGGAATATCATATGACAATTCTAGAAAACTAGCAGCTACACAAGCATTTACAACTAGTTTAAAATCCGATGGTAAAGAAATACGTAAAATGTATTTCCCCGTTCCATATAACATGGATTTTGAACTGTCCATCATGACTCTTTTGAATGATGATGCCCTGCAAATTATTGAACAAATTTTACCATACTTCCAACCAAATTTTACATTGAGTATTGATCTTGTAGAAACTATTGGTGAAAAGAGAGATATACCTATAAATTTAGAATCAGTATCGTTTCAAGACAATTATGATGGTGATTATACTTCAAGGCGTGTACTTATCTACACATTAAAATTTGTAGCTAAAACTTACTTGTTTGGACCAGTTCCAGTTTCCTCAAAAGACATTATCAAAAAAGTTTCTATTGGCCTTGCTGGTGGAGAGTACAGTACTACAGCAACAAGAGGTTTAATTTACAAAGAACCAATAGCAACAAAGAGTTATAGTGGCAATGTAGTTACAAACTTAGCAACTGATATTACAGATAATATTTCTGTTATTGTTGTTAATGATGCAAGTAATATTCCTGTTAAATCATATATTACTATAGATGATGAAACATTGTATGTAACTTCTAAAGAAAATGATACACTATATGTTGATAGAGGAGCATATAAAACAAATAATGTAGAGCACGTTGGTGGTAGTCCAGTTGCTTTAATTACTACAGCGGATAATGCATTAATTATAGCTGGCGATGATTTTGGATTTAATGGATCATATCTATGAAGGATAAATTTGAAGATCTAAATGATACTTTTGATGTAGAATCAAAGATTATCAAAAAAGAAACAACTCAAATATCAAAAGATGTAAAAAGTGATGATTTTGATGTAACTAAAGATTATGAGTATACAAGAGGTAACTTATATTCAATTATAGAAAAAGGTCAGGAAGCATTAGATAGTGCTTTAGAATTGGCAATTGATGGTGGTCAACCACGAGCATATGAAGTTGTCGGACAATTAATTAAGAACGTAGCAGACGCAACGGATAAACTTTTGGATTTACAAAAGAAGTTAAAAGATTTGGATGATAATAATTCTAAAAGAGGTAACACTACAAACGTTACCAATAATTCTGTATTTTTTGGATCGACCGATGAATTGTCTAAATTTTTAAAAAAACAAAAGGGAAATCTTGAGGGAGATAAATAGAAAAAAGTGTTTTCTAATAATGTCTAGTTTCGATATCAATCCCCAACAACACAAGCAATCAAATCGTGCTGCTAAGGTAAGAAATCTTGCTAAACGAGGTGCTACTGAGGGAGAACGTGCGGCAGCACAAAGGAAGACAACAGGACCAAGTATGCCTCTGGTAAAAAAGGGAGATGCTGCTATTAGAAATGTGAACGCAGGATACGAACCATCTTTAGTTAATAAGATATTAGATGAGAATGGATGTGGATGTGATGAACCTAAGTGTAATAATACACCATCTGGAAAAAAATGTCCAATGCACGGTATGAAAGATTGTTCTGTTAAAGAAGAAAAAGATCCAAAAGGTCCAGTTAAAAAATATAAGTCACCAAAAGAAATTGCAGACAAACATGGTGTTTCACTTGAGTCAATTAAAAAGCAACTTGAAATGGGAATTAAAGTAGAAGGAGAGCACACTTCAAACAAAACTGCAGCAAGAATCACTGCATTACAGCACTTGGATGAAGTTCCAAATTATTATACTAAACTTAAAAAAGTTGAGAAAAAAACAACTTCAGAAAGTGTAAGTATTGAGGATATGTTTGGTAATAAATTTGTAGAATTTATTGACTTAATTAGACCAGAAGATGTTCTTGATGAGAAAAAACAAAAGGGGTTATGGGATAGAATCCATGATCGT